CCTCCCCAAGGTCGGTTACGCACTGCCATGACTTCGGCAAGTGCCAGGGTAAAGCGCACACTTCGGTGTAGAAGCGTATCCAACGCTCATCTACACCAAGCTCCCGCAGTGTGAAGGCTACGAGAGACCTCGGAAAGTTATCAGTTGCACCCTCAAGGTCAATTGAAAGCGCAAACCGATGTTCCTGTAGCAGCCTATGGGCTCTTCCACGACCGAGCTCTTGATCGAACTGGTAATTTCCAGTCAACCTCAAGCAGACTCGCTCGGACCACTCGAACAGCGGATATGCCGCAGCTTGTAAGCTACGGTAGGGATTCGCGATAAAACGTCCTTTGTATCCGGGCTCTTGGACAACGCTAACCGCCCCGGCATAGGGTTGGGTTCTCTCTATGCCAAGCTCCTCCAGCACCTGTAACATATCGTCACAGTGCTCATCCAACGTGGATTCGAGCCCTGCGAAGACCTTTGAGAAGATCTCCCAGTGCCGTTGGACGAAGCCTCCTCCATCTGTACAGATGGAGAAGGCGGAGTCAATAACGCCTTCGGGCTCTGGCAACCGCATGTTGCCGAACAACGGAACACTCTTAGCGTCTGTCGTCGGGTAAGTGAGAATCGAAACCCCTCCCGGAGGAGGTGGTTGTGGAAACACGACCCCACTGAGCTCCCAAGCTCTTAAACCCTTCAGGATGTAGGATTCAGCCTGTTCCAGGTATCTCTCCTGGACCGGGGGCCTTTGTACCCCGCGGACAAACTTCCTCCACTGCTTAGCAGTAATCTTCACACTGTGGAATTGTGAATACACCATTAAGCAGTTCCACACTTTCATGAACCTGTTGGGGGGCAACTTCCATAGCACCCTAAAGGCGCCTTTGGGAGTCCCGTCCCTATGTCTTGCGACATAATGGTTATCGGTTCGTCCGAGGAAAGAGTTAAGGCGATACTGCTTTAGGTCTTTCAACCGTCTAACAGTATTCTCCTCCCCCATGGCATGGACCCACTTCTCAATCAGGTTGATAATGGGTAAAGCCTGATGTGGTTCTAACCCAAGCATCGTCATACGGCGCATGGCAGTGGATTGTCTCTTAGCGACTCGCGTCGCCGAAGAGGTTTTTCGCGACAAAAGAGCCACGTTTATCCCTCCAATCTAACTGCGCAGATCCACTACGACTACTGTTTAACGACAGCTACGTCGAGCTCGATCTTGAGGTTAACTCATCTTTGCAGAAGAGGAGCGTTATCGCTACTACCTCTTGGCTGAGCTTCA